AATTTAGCAGACAACATAGATTTGATTTGAGGTGTGAATGCTTCTTCTAATGCCATCTTTGCATTTTCTAATGCAGTCTCTCTTACTGCTTTAGCGTCTGCGATAGCTTCTTTTAAAATATCTCCCATGATATTTCTCCTCAATGTATTTTTTGGAATAAGTTTATTAGGAAACTTAATAGTATTAAGTATATTTAGACACCGTAAAAGGGTAGACGGTGTATTGTAGTTCAATAATAAATATTAATAATTAATAAAAATCTACAATAATTTTTTATGTTTTTTGATGTTCAACCTTTTGAAATCTTCTGTTAATAAATTATCATACCATTTGGTTTTTTTCAATTTATTACCAGCCTCACTCAAGTCTTTTCGTTTAGCTAAATTATATAATACACAAGGTGCTTTTTTTCTTGTATCTATTCCACCAATGTTAAAATCTTCAAAAGGTGAAAAGACCAATAACTTAATGTGTTTCATATTGTGTTCTTTGATTTGTTCATTTAAGAACTTTTGATATGGTTTTCTTTTTGTTGTTTTCATATCATCACCAACGTGTAGAATCAATCCAGTTTTAAAATCAGATTGTTCCCATTCTTGAATCATTTCAATCAATGATTTATCCATATTGGAATTATACACCATAAACTTAATATTACCAGTTTGTAAATCTCCTTGTATGAATGGACATATAGGCATATTATTGAATGTAGGATTTGGTGTTTGTAAGAAATCCAAATATTCAAACAATTTATCGATTATTTGTTGATGTGTATTAATGGTTGTTTTGTTCTTTTTCTTTGAGAGTTTTATAGTGATTTCTTAATTTAGCTAAGTTTCGTTTTTCTCTTTTTAGGATTGATTTTTTAACAAAAAATTCTTTCTTTCTCAAGTCCTGCATTAAATCAGAGTTCTTTACTTTTCTTTTCAATCTCTTTAATGCTTCTTCTACATTGTTGTTAAAAACCGTTACTGATAACCCTTGTGCATTGTCTTTAGGTTTTTTCCTAAAGTTGCGTCTTTTTCTCATATTAACCTCTTGGATTTAGTTTGTTTTTCATCGCTAATTCGATAAATTTATTATAATGTTTTGGAAGAATTGATATTACTTGGTCTCCACCTCTTGCTTTTAAAGCTTTAACATCATAATCTTTATCTATTTTTAATTTTAATTGTTTAATCATTTTAGATACTTTAACTTTTGTTTTCATATCATTTGGTAAAATGACTTTTTTAAATTTTTGTTCATTCAATTGTTCTTTGATGATTTCTCTAATTTGTTCTCTTAATTTTTGTTCAAATCTAAATCCACCTCTATCGTGTTCTTTAGCATTAACGATAGCTAATAAACCAACTTTTGATTTTGGAACTTTTAATTTTGTAATAGCTTTTTGTTTAGCATCATATAAACTCTTACCATCAATGGTATGTTTCTTTCTATTGTAAAAAGCATAAAATTTAGTTTCTGATAATTGTTCTGATTTAGATTTCAAAAACTCAGTAGCCAAATATCTTTCTCTTCCGTATTGAGCTTTACTCCATTTCTTTTTCATAGACATAGGCATTTCATCCAATGTTCTACCTTCGTTATTCACCATCCAAGCCACTCTACGAGCGTCTGAATTATATACTTTCTTATAACGATTCTCTTCTAATTTTTTCATCCACATTCTTACTTCTTTTACTGTGTATCTTCTTTTTTTGGATTCCGTGATTTTCTCTTCACCCAATATATCTTTAGCTTTGTCTGATAAATATTTTATATCTGCACTTGCTATTTGTTTTAAAACTTTTTTATCTGTCTTTTTTAATAGTGTCACAATCTGTTGAACAAGTGGATTGTTATCAGGTAAAGTTCCTTTCATATCTTTAAACGCTCTTTTCAATTGTTTGATATGAGACGAACTAAAAGGTATTTTTATTTCTTGAACTATAGCGTGTCTTATTAGTTCTTTAAGTTGACTCTTCGTTACCTTCACCCTCTTCCTCCTCGATTAATTGTGCTTCACTTAAACAACCTCTTGCGACTGCTGTGTGAGCATCTTCTACTAATGTGAATTTCTCTACTTCTATTGGAAACTCATCTTGATTAAATTGTTCACCTACTACTTCCATGAAACCTTTAACCAATGATGTTCCACCACCGAATACAATCGGTATAGCATTTGGGAAGTTTGGTACACTTTCAGCATTTTCAAACTGATGTTTTAAATTTGTTAACAAATAGTTAACGAGTGCTCCATAGTAAGAACGAATAGCATTAATTATATTGTACTCGTCACTTCCCTCATTATAAATATCATTTATTGCACTTTTTGTTAA